CAGATGTACTAACAGCTACAAGAACAAATGATTTTATTGAACACGCTGAAAACAGAATATTTAGAGATGTAGATTTAGATGTATTTAAATCTCATCAAACAGCAAACCTTGTAGCAAGCAGTGCTTTTCTATCCTTACCGGGTGGAACAACACCTACACCAGAATCTCTTGGCACAATTAGAACAATGCAGATATTTTCTCCTAGTGCTACGACAAGATCATTTTTAGAACAACGCGATATTAGTTATATGAACGAATATTGGCCAGATCGAACAGCGACAGGAACGCCTCGATATTGGGCATGGTGGGATCACAACACAATTTATGTTGCACCTACACCAGATTTAGCTTATAACGTTGAGTTAGGAATTACTAGATTACCAACAAGACTGTCTAGTTCCAACACAACCTCTTGGTTGGGTAATAATGCTCCGGCACTATTACTTTATGGATGTCTTGCAGAAGCCTTCAAGTTTTTGAAGGGACCAGCGGAAATGCTGCAATTATACGAACAATCATATCAACGTGCTCTTCAAGAGCTTGTCATAGAACAGCAAGGAAGACATCGAAGAGATGAATATATGCATGGGGCGTTACGTACTCCTCTGCAATCACAGAACCCATAGGAGGATAAAACATGGCTATAACTCAAGCTGTATGTACAAGCTTTAAACAAGAGTTGCTAGTTGGCACTCATAACTTTACAGCAACAACTGGTGATACTTTTAAAATTGCTTTGTACACAAGTTCTGCTTCTTTGGATGCAACCACAACTGCTTACTCAAGTTCTAACGAGGTATCAAACTCTGGAACTTACACTGCTACTGGCGGAACACTAACTAGTGTAACTCCGACTACTAGTGGTACTACTGCAATTGCTGATTTCGCTGATATATCTTTTACATCAGCTACTATCACTGCAAGAGGAGCATTAATTTACAACAGTTCAGACTCTAATAAAGCTGTCGCTGTTTTAGATTTCGGTGGAGATAAGACATCTACAAGTGGAACATTTACAATTCAGTTTCCAACAGCCGATGCAAGCAACGCTATACTACGATTAGCATAGGAGAAAATAAATGGCTTTAGTCATTAATGATCGTGTAAAAGAAACTACTACCACGACTGGTACAGGCGCTGTATCTCTCGCTGGTGCGGTAACCGGTTTTGAAACTTTTGCTGCTGGTGTAGGTAATAGTAATACAACGTATTATGCTATTGTTCATCAAACAGCCGCAGAGTTCGAAGTAGGTCTTGGCACACTAGATGGTGATAGTTCTGATTTAACACGTACAACCGTTATATCTTCTTCTAATAGTGATAGTGCTGTTGATTTTGCAGCAGGCACAAAAGATGTTTTCTGTACAATACCAGCAAGTAAATTAATATTTGAAGATGCAAACAACGATGCAACGATAGGACGTAACTTAACAGTTACAGGTGATTTAACTGTATCCGGTGATGATATTACCATGGCTACTAATACAAGTGGTGCGGCTCTTATAGGTGATGGTACAAACTTTAATCCTGTTGCCATATCTGGTGATATAAGTATAGCAGCAAACGGAACAGCAGCGATTGGTTCCGGTGTTGTTGTCAATGCGGATATTAATAGTTCTGCCGCAATAGCAATGTCTAAGACTGCTTTTACAGCAGGGACTGGTGTAAGTTTATCAACCAACACACTAAGTGTAGACGCGGCGCAAACAGGAATTACATCAATATTAGCAACAGATGTTAAGATTGGTGAAGATGATGAAACAAAAATAGATTTTGAAACTGCTGATACAATTAATTTTTATGCAGGAAATGAAAAACAATTAATACTTACAGACGGTGCTTTAACACCGGGTGCTGATAATATCTTAGACCTTGGTAGTGCTAGTGTTGAATTTAAAGATGCATTTTTTGATGGCACTGTAACAGCGGATGCTTTCGCAGGACCTTTAACTGGTGATGTAACTGGTAACGTATCTGGAACGGCAGCTACAGTAACTACCGCGGCTCAATCAAATATTACTTCTCTTGGAACATTAACTACACTTACTGTTGATAATATAATTCTTAATGGAACAACAATAGGTCATACTGATGATACAGATTTAATTACTCTAGCAGATGGTATTGCTACTGTTGCAGGAGAAATATCTGTAACTACATTAGATATTGGTGGCACTAACGTAACATCTACTGCGGCAGAATTAAATTTACTAGACGGAGTTTCTGGATTAGTACAAGCAGATTTAACTAAACTTGCTGCTGTTGATGCAACTGCTGCTGAATTAAATATTATGGATGGTGGTACGTCTGCAACATCAACTACTTTAGCAGATGCAGACAGATTAGTAACAAATGATAATGGAACGATGGTGCAGGTAGCACTGTCTGATGTAAAAACGTATTTAACAAGTGCAGGATTTTCAACAGAAGACCCTACGGCCCTAGCCATTGCACTCGGTTGAGTTTTGATTTATAATAGGAGGATAAATGGCTAATACTTTTAAAGTTGTAACTAAAGCAAATGTTACCAGTGCTGATGTTATCTATACCGTTGCAGGTTCTACAACAACTGTAGTTCTTGGAATAATGATAGGTAATACAACAACTGGTCAGATCACTGCTACAGTTAGTTTAGGCTCAGATACTTCTAACAGAGCAGGTGCAAATAACGAGGCTAACCAAACGGTTGAACTAGTTACTACGGCGCCGATTCCTGTTGGCGGAACTTTGGAACTACTCGCAGGCAACAAAGTAGTAATGGAAGCAACAGATACGCTGTCACTAACAGCAACTGGTTCGGCTGACATTGCTCTGTCAATCATGGAGATAACGTAAAATGGCTTTTATTGGTACACCTTTAGATACCAGAAATACTTTTCAATCTCTTGTAGGCAAGAGATTTAATGGTGATGGGAGTGAAACTGAATTTACTTTAGATGTAGCACCGGGAAATGTATTAGATATAGAAGTATTTGTTGGAAACGTAAGACAAGATCCTAACTCAGCATACACTGTTTCGGGTACAACATTAACATTTACTGGCGCTCCTCCTAGCGGCACAAACAATATTTATGTTGTTCATCAAGCAAAGAGTGTAGGAACTATTGATGTTCCAACAGGTGGAGTACAACCGGGGAGTTTAGCAAGTAATGTAATTAGTGGGCAAACTTTAGTTACCTTAGATAATTCCAATGACCATGTATTAATAAATGATGCAACAGATGGTGCTCTTAAAAAAGCATTAATACCTGCGGCTTCATTTGCAGGCATAGATGACCAATCATCTTCTAATGATGACCAACTTACAATTACAGATACAGCGGTTGTTATTAACGAAGATTCTGATGATGTTGATTTTAGAGTAGAATCAAATGGTAATACTCATATGTTGTTTGTTGATGGTGGTAATAACGAAGTTGGAATAAATACAGATGCGGCGGCAAACACTTTTCATGTTGTTGAAGCAACTACGTCTGGCACAGCCGCTAGATTTGAAACAGCTACTAACGCTAATTTAGATGGTGGATTAGGATTAATAAGATTAAAAAACACAGCAAACAGAGCAACTAGCAGAGGGCCTTTTATTGGATTTGATGTTGCAACTAGAACTAATGACAGTGGCACAACTGAGGATGGTTCTATTATTGCTTGCGTTGCACCAAATGCTACTGATCAAGATAGAAAACAAGATTTTTTATTTAGAACAAGAAATAGTGGAACAGCAGAGCATTTTAGAATTGCTCATGATGGAACACTTACTGCAACAGATACTAGTATTGGTTCTAATTCAGACTCTAGATTAAAAGATAATATTCAAGACTATAGCTATGATATATCTAAATTTAAAAGTTTTAAACCAAGAACATTTACTTGGAAAAATCCACAATTTCACAATGCAAAATTTGATGGTAGTGATAATCAAATACCAACAAGAGGATTTGTAGCACAAGAGTTAAATTCTGTTGATGATTATTGGACAGATACTGTTGCAGTAAATAGCGATGATACAGCAGATTATAATTTAATACCTGCTAATTCAGATGGAGACCATGTAGCATTTACAGCAAAACTTGGTAAAAAAGATGCAATGTACATTTCAATCATACAACAATTAATTACAAGAATAGAAGCATTAGAGGGGTAACACATGAGTAAAACACAAATACCAACAGGTGGCATAGCAGATGATGCAATCTCC